TGGACCTGTGAAACCGGTATTACCTTGTGGACCTGTGAAACCGGTATTACCTTGTGGACCTGTGAAACCGGTATTACCTTGTGGACCTGTGAAACCGGTATTACCTTGTGGACCTGTATAACCTTGAGGACCAGTGAATCCCTGCGGACCTGTATAACCTTGAGGACCGGTGAATCCCTGCGGACCTGTATAACCGGTGAATCCTTGTGAGCCAGTATAGCCAGTTTCACCTTGTGGACCTGTATAACCTTGAGGACCTGTATAACCAGTAAATCCCTGTGGACCTGTATAACCTTGAGGACCAGTGAATCCTTGCGTACCTGTGTACCCTTGAGGACCTGTGTAACCTTGCGTACCTGTGTAACCTTGTGGACCTGTGAAACCTGTGTTACCTTGTGGACCGGTGTAACCTTGTGGACCAGTGTATCCTTGAGGACCAGTGTATCCCTGTGGACCTGTGAAACCTGTGTTACCTTGTGGGCCGGTGTAACCCTGTGAACCGGTATATCCTTGTGGACCTGTGAAACCAGTGTTACCTTGTGGACCAGTGTAACCCTGTGGACCAGTGTATCCTTGAGGACCGCTGTAACCTTGTGGACCAGTATACCCTTGTGGTCCGGTATATCCTTGAGGACCTGTAAATCCTGTAAAACCCTGTGGCCCTGTAAATCCATGTGATCCTGTATAACCTTGCGCACCTGTAGCACCTGTAACTGATGCACTACCTGGCGTTCCTTGTGGACCTGTATACCCCTGTGGACCTGTATAACCTTGAGGGCCAGTGTAACCTTGTGGACCTGTATATCCTTGTGGTCCAGTAGCACCTGTAAATGTTGCAATACCTGGAATACCTTGAGGACCTGTATAACCTTGTGGACCTGTATAACCTTGTGGGCCACGTGGACCTACCTCACCATTTTTTCCATTATTACTAAAACCTTGTCTTTCTAAATAATCAGAAATATCTCTATAAAAATTTGAATTTAAAGAAAAATTTTCAACATTTTCTGATCCTTGATTTCCTACATTACCATTTCCTCTATTATTTCGTGAAATCTGTCTTTCTAAATAATCTGAATAGTTAGAATAATAATTTGAATTCAAAGGATAATTTATGGGTACTCTTTCTATTCCTTGATTTCCTACATTACCATTTCCTCTTTTGTTACGAGATTTTTGTTTTCCTAAATAATCTGAATAATTTGTATAATAATTTGAAGTTAAAGGATAATTTAAAGAAGACATTTATTATTTTGGTATTATTATATATATAACATTAATTTTTATATATAATATAAACATAAGCATAACATAAATACGATATTTACTACGATGAAGGAAGTGGTGCAAGGCATAATTTAATACTACCTAAACTAGCAACATCATACTTTACAACCAATGGTAAATCATTCTCCAAATATACTTCTATTTGGTTACACAAATTTGTACATTTAATAAAATAACTTAGATTTTTCAATGAAAATTCACCTTGAATTATTTTAGAAGAATCTTGCTTCAATACAAAACCCATACTTCCATCCGATTCTGCGCGATGAATTTCTGCTGAAGCAAATTGCCCAGAACACTTAAATATTAATTCATTACCAACAGATTTAATTTCCAATTTTTCAGAAATACATGACAAATCCCTAATTATTTTTTGAAAATCAGCAGAAGGTAAATTAATAATAGATGAAAATTTCACATCAGGATATTCCAACTCTTCTGGTTCAGGTTCAATCAATCTTAATTTTTGCGTTTTACATTGCTTAATTTCACCATTTTCAAATTTTAAAGCTAAATGTGAAACAATTCCATCTACATAATCCGAATTCTCAATATAAATTGTCAAAGTATCATCATTATCAATAGAATTAATCAATTTAAATAAATGAAACATATTTACACCAATAACAATTTTGCTCTTTTTACATTCATAAAACTCAAAATTTTTAGCAGCTAAAAATAAGTGAGCTAAAATTGTATGAGATTTATCCATGTTGATAATACGGATTCCATCAGGCTGAAATGTGATATTTGTCTCTAATAAAATATCTTTCAAAGCAGTCATTAATGTTCTAAAAGGCGCAATTTGTACTGTTTTAATTGTCAAAACATTTCCGTCATTGAAAGAATTATCTAAAGGTAAATTTTGCGTTTTATCTACAAAGTTTGACATTTTCCTTATAATTGAATTTTTGTAATAATCTTTAAATCATTATGTTTTTTAAATAAATTTTCTAAATTCCAAAAATAACGCAACTGATTCGTTTATCTACAACTAACTGAAAAAAAGGATCTGAACTTCAAGGGCCTCTATGTTTTAGGGACTCTCCTGGTTCCATGACCATGCTTTTTCTTAGCCATTTTTGCTAAACGCAATGCTTTACTATTTTTCTTACAACCTTTTTCTAAAATGGAGTAATCAACTGCGGCGGCTTTTCCTGATGTAATAGAACTTGCTAATCTTCCTAAACCCCAAGATTGAGCTGTTTGGTTTGGTCTAGAGCCTGAAGAATAATATGCCCCTTCACCTTTTCTCACTATTTCTCCTAATGCTTCTTTGGAACAACCTGTTGCGCGAGCTAATTCGTCTGTTGCGCCTATATTTTCAACACCATATAAACGTTTTGCGTTTGTTATATGGCTAGATGTTTTACTTTTGTATGACGCAACTTTTTTTCTAGTAAAATATTTGCCTTTTCTGTATAATCTTCGCGATTTCATAATCATTCCATATTGTTTTTTTTTATCAAGCTTTGTTAATCTTTTTGGCAAGTATCTTAATGTGATTTTTTTATTTGTTTTATTCATCGTAATTATATTATTATAATAAATTAAAATTTAAAAAAACAATTTAAATACTAGTAAGTCAAATGAACGAATTACAAGAAATTTGTATATCTTCTTTAAAAGAACTTTTCAAGAATTATGAAACTGATGAATATATGTTACAAAGAATACACACACATGTTAATAATTATTTACCAAATACTTTAAAAAATGAACAAATAAACCACGAAAAACGTGTAAATCGTAATCATTTCCTTACAAATGAACAACAAATTTTCATCCAAGTTTTTCTCTCCAAGAATCAATATTATCACCTTTCAAGTAATGGATATTTTTATGAATACGACGGTAAAAATTATTTTATCGTAAAAGAAGATGATATTACGCATAAACTACTTTCTTCCATTTCAAAAGAAAGGGTTTTATTAGATTGGAAACACAAAACAAAAATAAATGTTATCAAACTAATAAAGGAGAGAAGTTTGTTAAATTCAATTCCAGAAACCGATACCATTCAAAATATTCTTAATTTCATTTATCCTTCATTATTTTCATCTAAATCTCAAGCAAAATATTTTTTGACAATTATTGGTGATAATATATTAAAAAAAAATCCACATCTCATATTTTTTGTCAGTCAAAATATGAAAAAACTTTTATGCGATTTAGATAATATATCTTATTTATCTATTGGAAATACAAATACAACGAACAATTTTGTTACAAAATATCATGAGAATAACTCATATGAGAATTATAGATTACTAAAAATCAACGAAACATTCTCTCATGAATTATGGAAAGAACAGCTTAAAAAAATAGGACTTGATCTTTTGTGTGTCGCAACACATTATTCAAAGCGATATGATAATTCTGAAAAATTTTTAGAAAATAAATCGGATGAAGATTTAAAACAATTTGCTTTGTATTTTCGCTTTAATAACCAACAAAAAATAATTGAAACTTTTTGTGAAACGTATTTAAATAAAGTAAATGATTCAAATGCTACAATCCATTGGAAAAATTTACACTTTATTTGGAAGCAATTTTTATCATCAAATAATTTGCCTAATATGATTTACTCTAATTCATTAAAGAATGCTATGAGAGAATTATACAAGTATGACGAATCTAATGATTGTTTTACTAATTTAACAAGTAAATATTTACCAGTTGAAAGTGATTTTATTAAATTTTGGGAAAAAACTATGATAATAAATGAAAATACACAATATAGTTTTGATGAACTTGAAATAGACGAATTGTGTATGTTATTTAAGATATGGACACAAAAAACATCTACTATCTCAGAAGAGATATTAATATCAAATAGTAATATCAACGAAGAAAATGTATTAAAAATATTAAAACATTTTTTTCCAAGTATTGAAATTGTTGAAAAAAAATATGTGTTGAATGTAAAATGCGATATTTGGGATAAAAATAAAGATATTGATGATTCGTTTGACTACATAAAAACACAAATAAAAAACAATCATACATTAGCTCTTATTTCTTTTGACGACGCGTATAATTATTATTATAAATTTTGCAACTGTCAATCTAATAAATTAATTGTTAACAAACGATACTTTGAAAAGTATTTATATTCAAAAATATCTAAATATATTGTTTATGAAAAATTCATTGAAACCATTTGGGTAGATGAATAAAAACCAAAAATCAATGACGTTGTGAAACTTATCAAACATGTTCATTTTTACATAATCTTGTGATAAATCTATCTTTGTCTCTTTCTTCATTCATGTAAATATTAATTATTTCTGCTGGCGAATAAAAATCATCATTTATAAGCTGTAATTTTTCACTATCTATTTTTTCTTCAAATAAATGTGTATACATTTCTTTTATTATTTCACGAGATGCATATGACAATTCAAGTGTAACATCTATTCTACCTGGACGTATTAAAGCAGGGTCTAGATCTTGATAATGATTTGAACTAATTATCATTATCCTACCAGGTGTTTCACGAATACCGTCCCATAAATTCAAAATATCGTCTAATGTCAAAGGTTCATCTTCTAATAGTATTTTTGGAAACTCACATTTTTTGTCTACTGTATTTTCTGTAGCTACTATGGTTTCCAATAAATCACCAACGTTTACTTTTGAATTTTGAGGTAATTCTTCAAAGTTTATTTTTTTACCAAACCCGGTTACGCTTTTATTTTTCTTCTTTTCTCTATCTAAAACTATATCACCGATACAATCTATGTCTTCAAAAACAATGACTTTATTATCAAATCCTATACTACCCTTTTTATTGTCCGAATTATAACGTTCTTCAAAAAATATACTATCCAATTGTTTCTTTGTTTTAATAAGTTTTAATGAAACCACTATTACATGACGATCAGTATAATTTGCAATTGCCTTTATAAGCGATGTTTTACCTGTACCAGGAGGACCATGCATACCAATACCGATTGAATATGGTATACCTTTTTGAAAATACCATTGTTTGTTATGTAAAAAAAAATCAAGTTTATTCATTACATTCATCTTTTCCTTGAAAAAAATATTACTAAAGTGTCTTGTGCTTGAAAATATATTTTCATCCCATATCTCATATCTATTTTCATCATATTTTGCTTTGTTTAATGTATAAATAAATTTTTTGTTATCTCTTAAATCTTCAATGGATGAAATATAATTTTTTGTTATTTTTTCAACAAACTCTTTAATGGTATTTATATCACTTGTATAAGAGAACAATTGTATAATAATTTTTTCAAATTTAACTTTTTTTGAATTATTATTTTTAGAATTTTTATCATCTTCTTGATCTTCATTAAATATTTTAGTATAAGCATATATTTGGTGTTCTTCTGATATTAAGAATTGTGTATTTTGAATTACCATGTAAATACCTAGATCTCTTTTATTATTTTTTGAGTAATTATCAAACGAATATTCTTTAATATGATTGATAGTATTGTTTTCACTTATATTTTCAATAATATAAAACCATAACGCTTTAAATCTATCACTAAATGTATTTGTTTGATTCAAATTATTATCATAATAAGTAGTGGTTAGGCCTATTTTACCATCATATTCAACCGTATTTTTTTTGTATAAACAACTCTTAAAATAATCATAATCAAATGATTTCATTGAAAAAATTAAAAAGTGTAAGTTATTATTCACTAATTGAATTGAATAAGTAATAAATGATAAAATTATTGTACTAATAATCATGTCTATTATTTTATTACCTGTTTTAAAATTATCAAATATCATATTAATAATTGTTGTCATTAATATTGTTTACGACTCAAATAAGCTATGTTAATTATTATTATTATTAATATAGCTTTATATCTTTAGTTTTAAATATAAATTTTAAGCAGCGTTTCCAGCAACAAATTGTAGGTCAACACCGGAAGTTCCTACACCTCGTCCATTATATGATGATGGACTTAATGGGTAATTGGTTCCGTTTCCACCCTTGTGACGTCTGTGACTGCGACTTTTACGTCCATGATGTTTGCGACTTTTGCCTAATAAGACAAAACCAAATTTACCTTTTTTGGTTCCGTAACCAGCTTTAACTAGACGCTTTTCTTTTTTTGCAGTATTGTGTTTGTCTTTTGAAACAATGCGTCCTCCTTTATTTTGCATTAGATTATTCTTTGTTAAACCACCTGAAGTTTTATATGCGGTTCCGTGCCAGACTTGGGCCCGAGAACCCATTAACATTTCATAACTTTTACCTTGGACCATATATCTTCCAGAAGCTGTTTTTGTAAAACGTGTCATATAAAATTACGAGAGAAAATAAAAATTTTTTGAAATGTTTGAAATTTATGAAAATGTTTCAAAATCTGTTTTTGATGGGTGTTCCACTTCCGCCAGGCATTCCTTCTAAACGCCCTAAATAATTTAATCCAAAACCATTGGAATTGCCTAAATATGTATTTCCAAATTGAAGACGTCCACCCTTGAAAGTATTGATTGTTTGTGATATTCTTAAATTGCGTGAATTATACGAACTATTTGGATTAGCAGATGCTTTTTTAAAAATTTCTGGTTGACAATAACAGTATTGATTATCCGCGTAAACAGCGTTATCAATTAATTGTTTAAAACGTTTTACCGGAGGGGCTTTATTGACATTCGTATAATCCATTTTTATTAATAAAATATAAAAAATAAAAATGAAATAAATTTAAATTATACATGTATAATAATTATACGTATATTTTGCAGATAAAATGAGTTCAACTAACAATGACGCTGTTCTTGCTAACAAATATCAACAAAAAACTGATAAACAACATATTCTTGATAACCCCGATACTTACATTGGCTCTGTTGAAGAAGTAGACAGCAATGTTTGGATTATTAATGATGTTGGTCTAAGTGACAATGTCAACGGATGCAAAATAATTGAAAAAACAATTAAATATATTCCTGGATTATTTAAATTATTTGATGAAGGTATTGTCAATTGTAGAGACCATGTCGTGCGAATGAATCAAGCAATTAAAAATAGCATCGCAAACGCTTTACCGGTTACTTGTATTGACATATCCATTCAAAGTGATGGAACAATCGTTATGATAAACGATGGAAATGGTATTGACGTTGCAGAACATCCCGAATACAAAATATGGATTCCTGAGTTGATTTTCGGTCATCTTAGAACATCTACTAATTATGATAAAACAGAAAAAAAAATAGTTGGTGGTAAAAATGGGTTTGGGTTCAAGCTGGTCCTTATTTGGTCTACCTTTGGTTCAATTGAAACAGTTGATCATGTTCGTGGATTGAAATATACACAAGAATTCAAAAACAATTTGGATGAAATTTGTAAACCAGTAATTACTAAATGCAAAACAAAACCATATACAAAAATCACATTTAAGCCTGATTACATACGTTTGGGTTTAGCTACAGGTTTTGATGGTTTTGCATTATCATCTGATTTATTAGCGTTGTTGAAAAAAAGAGTTTATGATGTCGCTGCAGTAACAGACAAATCATTAAAGGTAAAATATAATTCAAATATAATTCCAGTGAAAAATTTTCAACAATATATTGACATGTATATTGGTGACAAAAATGAAACACCACGCGTTTACGAAGAAAATGGTGAACGATGGGAATATGCGGTTGCGTTAACACCTAGTAACGAATTTATTCAAGTTTCTTTTGTAAATGGTATTCATACCGCAAAAGGTGGTAAACACGTTGAATATATTTTGAATCAAATTACTCGCAAACTTTGTGAATATATTGAAAAAAAGAAGAAAACTAAGGTAAATCCAAATACAATTAAAGAACAACTCGTTTTGTTTATTAGATGTGATATTGAAAATCCAGCGTTTGACAGTCAAACGAAAGATTTCATGAATACTCCATCCTCTAAATTCGGTTCTAAATGTGAAGTCAGTGACAAATTCATTGAAAAGGTAGCTAAAATGGGAGTCATGGATGCTGCATGTGCTTTAACTGAAGTAAAAGAAAACAAGGCTGCTAAGAAAACAGACGGTGCTAAAACTAAGAGTATTCGCGGAATCCCAAAGCTCACTGATGCAAATTGGGCAGGCACAGACAAATCAAAAGATTGTACTATCATATTTTGTGAAGGTGATTCAGCTAAGGCGGGTATCATTTCAGGATTGTCATCGGAAGATCGTAATATAATTGGTGTTTATCCGATGAAGGGTAAAATATTGAATGTACGTGGAGAACAAATCAAAAAAATATCAGAAAACAAAGAAATTACAGAAATAAAAAAAATATTGGGTTTAGAAACCGGTAAAAATTATAAAACAATTGAAGATGTTCATAAAAATTTGAGATATGGTAAGGTATTATTTATGACTGATCAGGATACAGATGGTAGTCATATTAAAGGTCTAGGTGTTAATTTATTTCAATCAGAATGGCCGTCGTTAACCGAAATTCCAATGTTTATTGGATTTATGAACACCCCCATTTTGAAGGCGCGAAAAGGAGACAAAGAATTGATGTTTTTCAATGAAGGTGAATATGAGCAATGGAAAGAGCAACAAGGCGGAAATGGAATTTCTGGTTGGAAAATAAAATATTATAAAGGTTTAGGTACTAGCACGGGTAAAGAATTTCGTGAATATTTTGAAAATAAAAAAATTGTTGGATTTGAACATAATGGTAAAAAAAGTGATGATTCTATTGATATGGTATTTAATAAGAAACGAGCAGATGATAGAAAAGAATGGCTTGAAAAATATGACCGTAAATCCTATTTAAATACTAGTGATTCTAAAGTTAGTTATGAAGATTTTATAGATAAAGAGTTGATTCACTTTTCAAAATATGATTGTGATAGAAGTATTCCAAATGTAATGGATGGTTTGAAAATCAGTTTACGCAAAATCTTGTATTCAGCGTTTAAAAAGAATTTGAATTCTGAGATAAAAGTAGCACAATTTAGTGGTTATGTTTCAGAACATTCAGGTTATCACCATGGTGAAGCTAGTTTAAATGCTGCTATTGTAGGAATGGCGCAAAATTTTGTAGGTTCAAACAATATTAATTTATTGATGCCTAATGGACAATTTGGAACAAGATTACAAGGTGGAAAAGATAGTGCTTCTGAAAGATATATATTTACATGTCTTAATAAAATTACAAGAAGTCTATTCCCATGTGCCGATGATAATATTTTGCAATATTTAAATGATGATGGTTTAATGGTAGAACCAATATTTTACGCTCCTATTATACCAATGGTTTTGGTAAATGGATCAAAGGGTATTGGTACAGGTTTCAGTACTGATATAATGTGTTATAATCCTTTGGATATTATCCGTTATTTGAAATCAAAATTGAGTGTAACAAACGATGTAAATGAAACCTTTGATTTTATCCCATATTATGAAGGTTTCAAAGGAAATATTCATAAAATTTCAAATGGTAAATTCTTAATAAAAGGACGTTATGAAAAGGCCGGACCTGATAAAATCAGAGTAACAGAATTACCAGTTGGTTATTGGACTGAAGATTTCAAGGAATTATTAGAACATCTTATTGAGCCAGGAGCCGACAAAGATGGTAAAAAAATAACACCTATAATAAAAGATTATGATGATATGAGTAGAGATACAAATGTTGATTTTAATATTACATTTGCTAAAGGCAAATTAGATGAACTTGAATCTACTAAATTAGACCATGAATGTAATGGTGTAGAAAAAATTTTGAAATTATTTACTACAAATACAACTAGTAACATGCACTTATTTGATGCGGAAGATAAACTTAAAAAATATGAGAAGGTTGAAGATATTATTGATGATTATTTTGAAACAAGGCTACATCTTTATCAAACAAGAAAAGAACATATGATTCAATCTTTAGAAAAAGAACTAATGGTATTGTCAAATAAAGCAAAGTATATTAGAGAGATCTTAGAGAATACTGTTGATTTGAGAAAAAAGAAGAGCGAAGAAGTTAATAAAATGTTAAAGGGCAAAGGTTACGACACTATTGATGGTGAATACAAATATTTAACTAGAATGCCTATGGATAGTGTAACTGAAGAAAATGTTGATAAGTTAAATAAAGAACATGAAAGCAAAAAGTGCGAATTAGAAAGTGTTAAAAATACTACAAAATATCAAATGTGGTTAAGTGAATTGGAGATATTGAAGGTTGATTATTTGGAATACAAAGAAAATCGCGAACGTTCAAACAATGGGTTAGGTTTAGATGGACAAGGACAAAAGAGTTCATCTAAAAACAAGAAGAAAGTAGTTTCAAAAGGACCACTTTTAAAAAGTACTAATAATAATTAAAATAGTATATTAAGAGATATAGTTTTATTTTGTATTATAAAAATCAATTTTTTCACATTATTTTTTGTCAAAAATTTAGACTATCTACCTTTTCAAAAGCTGTTTAATCTAAAATAGGGTTTTGTTACCGAACCAAGTTTTTAGTTCTAAAGTGCGATCTGTGTTATTTGCCATTACTGGATGTGCTATAGGTACAACAAGTGTACTTGCATCATCTATATATTTTAAATAACCCTGGGCTTCTCCATATACTTGTTGAATGCAATAATTTAAGACAATTTTATTTAATTCTTCTATTTGCTGAGTTATATTATTTGGCTGATTTGCAGAATATTGTAGGTATACACTTCGCATTATTATTTTTAAAGAATCACAGTCTTGCGGTCCTATCAAATATTGATTATTTGACCTGTGATAAACCCCAGCTCTTATCCCATTTTGCAACAGTTGAATATTTTGTTGAGAGAAAAAAGCTTTTGATAAATAAGTTTCATCCCATAATCCTTCTGTAGGATTCCTAAATGTTGCACATTGGTTAGCGGGGATTTTATCAAACATTGCAAACAAATTAGAAGTATCAGGACTTTTTATATCAACTCTTCCATTATTAATTATATTCATCTATATTACTCAAATAGAAAAATATTTTATATTTATTTATTATAATAAAACATGACTCCATTTTATAAATTAATTTTAATTGTAGTAGTTATACTAATAATTAGTTTATTAATTACTAATTTTCTTTTACGTAATTTGGGATCTTTTCAAAAAATTATTTTAAATATAGCTATTGTTATTCTTTCCATTACTTTAGTAGTTATTGCGCTAGCTTTATATAATTCTAAAAATAACAATTGGCCTCCTATTATTCCAAGTTGCCCAGATTATTGGTTAAGCGATGGTTCTGGTAATAATTTGACATGTACAAATATTAAAAATTTAGGCGTTTGTAAACCACCATCCGGTCAACAACATTTAACTATGAAGTTTAATACTCCACCTTTTACTGGTGCAAACGGAAATTGTGCAAAATATACATGGGCAAATAACTGTAAAGTAGCATGGGACGGTCTTACGTACGGTGCAAGTAATCCTTGTACATGACCAATATCATGATTTCTTTTATTTTAGTTTTATTTTACAAAATGATATAATAATAATTTTACATAATATTATTATATAACTTAACTAATATGGAAATTAAAACAGTTGTGGATTTAGTTCCGTCTTTTGAAAAAGTGAGTAATTTACCAAGTGAACTAATAATGTTGATAAAATCTTATTTACCAAAACAATGTCTAATTTTTTTGAATAGCTATTATTATAAAAAATACCATTATCTTGTAAAAAAATGCATATGTAAAACCAATTTTGAAAATTATATTCGCAACATTATTCGTCGCGATAACGATTTTGTTTTTTCACATATTTTAATAGATTTTCATAAGGATCTTTTAAAAATTAAAAAATATGTTTATAAAAATATGATGTATAAAAACTACTTTTATTTTCTAATTGAATATTGCATTTCAAACGAATCTGTAAAATGTCGCAATATATTAAATGAATTTTTAAAACTACAAGGTTTGTGTCAAAATCGGCATAAAAAGAATACTTTTATACATATAAGATGGAAACATTGAATTTAAATAAGTTATTAAATAGAGAAGTAAAAGCCAATTTTATTAAAGAAATTCTCACTAATTTTGAATTGAATAAAAATAATTTGTCATTCAAAAAAGGTATTTATATTTATGGTGATCCCGGGAGTGGAAAAACAACATTTGTTACAAATATTTTGAAAGAATTGAATTATGATATAATCAAATATGACGCAGGAGACATTAGAAATAAATCAGTTATAGATGAAATAACGAAACATAACATGTCTGATAAAAATATTATGAGTATTTTTAATAAAAAGATCAAAAAAATTGCAATCATTATGGACGAAATAGATGGTATGAATAATGGCGATAAAGGCGGTATTAACACGCTGATAAAATTAATAAGGCCAAAAAAAACGAAAAAGCAAAAATTGGAGGAGATTACTATGAATCCAATTGTTTGTATAGGCAACTATAAAGTTGATAAAAAAATTAAAGAGTTAATGAAGGTTTGTAACATAATTGAATTAAATACCCCCAACACGGCGCAAATGATATCAATATTAAAAATTATTTTACCAAATATTAGTGAAGACGTACAAAATAAAATAACTAATTATGTTCAATGTGATCTAAGAAAACTTACAAATATTTACAACATTTATGTAAACAACCCATCTGTAATTTCGTCAAACGTAATAGAAAATATATTTCAACTTAAATCTTATAATGATGATACAAAAAAAATTACTTATAAGTTATTGAATAATTACTGTAGTATTGAAAATCATAACAATATAATGAATGACACTGATAGAACTAGCGTTGGTTTATTGTGGCATGAAAACATTATTGATTCTATTGAAAAAATGGACAAAAAAATTTCAATTCCTCTATACTTGAATCAATTGGACAATGTTTGTTTTGCTGATTATATTGACAGAATAACTTTTCAAAAACAAATATGGCAATTTAATGAAATGAGTAGTTTGATAAAAACGTTCAAAAATAACAAAATATATCATGAATATTTAAAAAATAATAAGGATAAAATATATACTTCTAATAAACAACACAATTTTAAAAAACAAAAGGAGCTCTCGTCAAGTGATGTAAGATTTACAAAAGTATTAACGAAATATTCTACTGAATATAATAATTCTATTTTTATACAAAATTTGTGTCAACAGTTATCCATGGACAAAAAAGATTTGTTTGGTTTTTTTATATCAATTAAAAATATATATGACGATAATCAAATATATAACTTATTTGAAAATTACGAAATTAATAAATTAGACATTAATAGAATGTATCGTTATTTGGATAAATATATGAAAGAAGACGCGGCTGATATAGTTGATAAAGAACATGAAATATATATAGAATGCGATATTGATTGCGATGATGATATGGGGTTTGATATGTAGTAAGATAATTTAATTAAACATCATAAAAATCTTTTAATAAATTTCCTGCTAATAAATTAAATTCGCTAATCTTATTTTGATTGGTAGATATATCTGTATATTTTTCAATTATATCTAATTTATTGTGTATATTTGTATTATTATTTTCAAGTTCTTCTATAATATTTTTATTTATTATATGCTTTCTAATTTTGTCTAACATGAACCGAGAATCGGTGTTGTTGTCAGTGTTATAATATCGTTCATCATTTCCTTCATTTGATTGTTTGAATCTGATGTAAACAAAATCAGAATCGCCTGATAAAAAATTTTTTAAATTATTTTGAACTACCAATAGTAAATATAGAATTTTTGTTGTAAACATAAATATACATGTTATAATATATTTATGTTATTAGTATAATATATTTTTATCATAATCATTATGATAAACTTCGTAGTGGTGCACTATTTTTTAGACATTAGATTTTTCTTCTTCTCTACCCAATTATCTTTTATTTCTTGATTAAGTTCAGTCATTAAATGTTTTTCATATTGTTCAGGACTATCATAAAAAAGTACATTTGATCCATTTTTCGTTTTTAATTCACCTGTTGCTAAAGCTATTTTAAAAAATAGATCTTCTTCTTTTGATCCTACTTTGTATTTGTAATAATTACCTGTTTCAGCGTTTCTTATACTCATTCCAGTATCACCTGAAGTATAACAATCAACTCTTGAGTTTTTAACTTTATTTGATACAGATGATTTTTGTCTATAAACATAACCATATCCAGAATCAATTGATTTTATATTATTTAATTCTTTTTTTTGATGATTGTTGATAACATCATTATCTTCATTTGGATGAAAAATATCTTCGTAATACATTTTTGTATATGTTACGCTATACTAATATATTGATAATTATTTATATTAAACTATCTTTAAGTTTTATTTATCATTAATTTTTTATTTCTAACTTTGCGATCGTTTTCTTTCTTCTATTTGTTGTGTAATTATTTTTTTTATTTTTTCTTCCAAATATTTGACTTTATCTTTTAATTGATTGTTTTCCATTAACAATTCATTCATTATCATTGTCATTTCATTTATTTTATTTAAATTAGATTTCACATGTGGATCAGAGTTTGAAGTAGTGTTTCTTTCATAAAATTGCTTATACTCTTGTTCTTGACGCAATTTGTGTTCTTGTATAATTTTTTCTCTCTTTTTCTTAAGTTCACTCATTTGTTTTACTACGTCAGGTTTATATTGAGGTTTACCTGGTTCATATGTTTCAAGTAATTTATCAATGTCATTCATAAAAAAATTCAAGATATCTTTTTCTTTTATAAATTCATCTACTTTTACGTTAGATTGATTTACATATTGATTTGGTTCGTCGTTTAATAATAATTTTTTATCAAATGAGTTATGATTATGTGAAAAAACCAAAATAGATTTCAAGGGTTCCAATTGAACAAACGAAATCGTGTAATTTTTTAAAAAAAATTTCTCTTCTGCTAAACACGCGTCGTTATCGTATCCCGTTTGATTCAATAACTCTTTCCTAAAAGCAAATGTGGCTGCAGTCGCATGATTTGGACCATAAGGACCGAATTTATACATTTTAGAAATATGTTTAAAATAAATATACATAGTGCTTGATCCTGCACATAAAGCTTTAGGGTTTTTCTGCAATGTTTCAACCGCGTGACTTATTCTTTCTGGTGGATAATAATCATCATCATCCATATAAAGAATAATATCACCTGTGCATTTTTCATGAGCTAAATTACGTTTCCTACCTAACGTCATTTTTGTATCATATTTAAAATATTTTACTGTATATTTTTGGTTTTTAACTTGATCAGAGGAATCCATAAATGGTAAAAATAAGTCTTCTACTTTATCTGTTCCATCATCTATTATAATCCATTCAATTTTGTCTTTTGGATAAGTTTGATGTTCAACACATTTTATTATATAATGTATAAACGGTCTTCTATTGAAAGTTGGCGTACATATACTTACTCTTGGATATTGGATTGATTTTTTTGAATTACCTTTATTCATTTTATTTTTCCTGTATATTACATAAACTAATCTATTTATGTAATATTTCATGTTATTTATTCAATAGTGTAATTATTGAATTAACCGTTTATTTTTTTATTCAATTTTTTTAATTCTCTTCCTATTCCTCCTCCTTTTTTAAGTTCAAAAAAACTTTCAATGTTTTCAAAAAATGTTTTGGGCTTACTTGAAATACCATCACATTTTTTATACGCTTGTTCAAAACTAGTCAAAGGTGATAAATTTGTTGCTTTTATAGATTCAAAAATATTAATTGGTATAAAATTAAAATAAATTAAAAGAATCGTTAATATAGAGAAAACACCAGGTATTGTTCCTAGATTGCTAAATGATGTTAAAATAATCATTATGCTAAAAACTGTAGTCATAGTTACTTTATAGTTTTTGAATGTTTCTTGTATGATTGTAAAAATAGTTACACTTTTATTTTCTATTTCACCTTTATATCCCAACGTCATTAATAAACACATGTAAAACATTCCTATTGCTAACATTGGCGTTACAGTAAATAATAAAATCCAAAATAATATAAAGAAAATGAAAACTAAAAATAATGCACTACCATATCTGGCTGGTTCAAGTAAATTAATATCTGACCAAATAGGTTTATTTGTATTAGTTGTGTTTGTATTTTCTTTAAAAAACCATTTCATTTCGGCAAAATAATAATAAATAAAAACAAAAAACCCTATAATTGGAGCTAACCCAAAATAAACTGCAGATAAAATAGGTCCAAATAATATAATTAATATCTCTGGTGCTCTATTTAATAAATTGAAAAAAGATGTCACTGCATTATTACTATAGTTAATTAAACCTTCTAAAATTGCTATTATATAATTGATAAAAAAATTGGATTTGGGTTGTTCTTTATATTTGCGAAACATATCTAAAATCATATTTTTTGAATTAAATTTATCAAAAGGAAAACTCAATTTAACCGATTCTTGTGGTTCTGTATTTGTAATAAAAATATTTGTCATAACCTTTTGTATTTCAGGCGAAGTATTTGTAAACGGATAACATTCTAAACTTGTTGGTATAATATTTGCTTGTGCTAACTTGCATTCATACAAAACAATGGAACCAATAATAAAATATCCTACTATTAATAAAACTGTTATTAAAACTGAGACTAAAAATGAACCGATATTTTTCATACTTTTATTTACTGAACTTGTTGAAGAATTAATTGTTTCTTTTTTTTTATCAATTTCTTGAGTATCATTATTTGTATTTATATTCGCCATCCTTTATTTTATACTTATAATTAAAATATAAAATAAATATATATAAATCATGAAATTAATAAAAAATCAATATACAACAATTATTTTAGCGTTAATATCAATAGTGCTTTTAATCGGAGTTTTTAATTACATTAATTATTTGGTTAAAAACCATTATTATGTAGAATGTTTTGACTCTAATATTGCGCTTTATAAAGATACTGGTTCGCCAACTACAACTCACACAGTAAATTTACCCTTAACTACAAAATATAGTTGTAAAAATTTTTGTGCACCTGCTACAGCACGATGTGCTATTACTGGAGAGCAATGTATGGCTGATATAGATTGTCGCGGTTGCAATCCATATGGTCCTACTATAAAAAAACAACAATCAACCGCTAACGTTCCAGGTCAAAATGATGCAGGTAAACTCACATGGGGAGTCACACCAACATATTCTATTTTAACTACTGACATAGGAACACGGGCTAAATTATTTACATCTAATAAGGAGAAATTAGATCCTCCTCCACATGGAAGTTTTGGTGTAAATACTTGGATAACTGCTTTTAATGGTGGTCAAAAATTATTTGACGAACGATATAAACCTTCAGGATTAAAGTTTATGCCTAATTACGATAAAAGATATACTGCTACTGGTCAATTTATAGATGATGGACCATTGGCTTCCAATGCCTATCTCAGATAAATTTTGTTATTATTATTATTATTATTATTATAAAATAATAATAATTAATAGTTTTGTTACTTTTTTGAACATTGTTCATTGTAATAAAATGGGCGTTTTAAATGAGAAAAAGTGTAAATATATATATATATATATATATATATATATTTATATTTATTTATCTACTAGCCAGTACTTGTGGTACGTTTTCTACAATACTAAGTCCCAAAGCATCTGCTGCACACCTTTCTAAAACATAAATTATTTTTCGTGTCAAATGGTCGTGCCTATAATTTAAATTGTCATTTATTCCAGACATCATTGTAGAAATTATTGCAACTTTCAACCGTTCGACTCCTTCGTCATCATCCTCATCAATCCTCTCCATATCAATATCTCTACAATTTCTGAAAAATAAAAAATTGTTATAAAAATAATTTTCATTTGAGAATAAACATATTAACAAATTTTTAATTCTATCTCTAGGACCGCCTTCACGATGTGGTGGTAAATCAGCACCTACAAGATATGGTGCTTCTGGTAATGGCTCATAAGGCATACTATTTAATAAAAAGTTAGTGTCACCCAGGAAAGTTTCTAACATATCTACATCTGAATTTTCAGACAATTCATCATCACTATCGCTTATGTAATTTGGATTAGGATTAGCTATGTTATTTTGGATTGGATTGTTTGAGGCTGGCATATATTGTGCCATTTCTGCACTAATATTTACTCTATCCATTGGACAAGTACACCTGCCTGGTCCTTTTGTTTGACACCATTGTATTAAACAAGGTCTGTGAAATTTATGACTACAATTTAATGTGATTATATCATCAATTATATTACCATTTTCATCTTTTGTAAAATCTGTTTGACAAATACTACACTCATCGCCATTGCCACCTTTTTGATGCCTTCGTTTTGTCTTATGTTTTCTTTTTTTATTGTGTCTTTTTGATTTGGTCAATTTAACCGTTTTTCTTACTTTTGTTTTATTTTGTTTCCTAAAGTTGGCATTTATACTTTTTCTTCCAATTCTTCTTTTTGTTACCATTATATAATAAATAAATATTTTTTTTTAATTTTATATCACAAAAGTGTAAGAGATTCATTCCTTTTCAATTCCTACGACTTTGGCGATCTTCTTGATGATTTTTGTGTCTTTATCATATTCATTATCTCCTTTTCCACCCATTGCTTCGTATACAATTTTATTATATTGATCATTTTTTTTTGAATCATAGTCTTCACAATCAGGATATTTTTCTCTAAAAGCTTTTAGCATACAAATATTTTTATGAGCAATCATTCTAATTGCTTTTCGTAATTTCTTATTATTTTCATCCTCCTTTTCCCATATATTTTCATCTTTTACGTACATAACTTCTCTCTTCTGATCAGTACAATGAACAGGTCTTTTTTCTACATCCATTTCTTTTAAGTTTTTAATGATTATATTGGATATACCTTCAATATAACCAACTTTCCCCACGTTTTCAAGATCAGATACCTGTAATTTTACTGATTCTACAAAATCACTTATATTCATTGCGTCTTTGCAAGTTTCATTTAAAAAAACCTGCAAATTGAATGTTTTATTGTTGCTATTTACATTGTTTACGTTATTGCTATTAACAATATTATTAGAAGTTCCATTTTTACATAATTCAATTACTGATTTTTGAATGTCTGTGTTTGTTTTAACTAATTCACAAATTAGATTCGTTAAATTTGCGAAATCAGTGGGTTGTATTATAGCGTTGCTATTATTATTATTATTAGAACTTTCAATATTGATTATTTCATTTTTCGTTATATGTATATGACATTTCTTTTGGTGTTTCCATAAACCAGATGTTGTACCATATAACTTTCCACAACAACAAGATAATATTTCAGAATTTTGTGAATTAAGTAAGTTTTTTGTAAGTTTTTTTACGGTTTTTATTTCCATTTTATTTCCATTTATACCAGAAATGTGTTTACCGGTTGTCAAATGACGCGACCAATCAATCTTCATATAGCATTTAAAGTCACAAATATTGCATTCAAATCTTGGTAAGTTTTTTTTAAGTTTTTTAATTTCCATTATTTCCATATATTTCCAATAGAAAAAAATGTCTAAATAGTTATAATATTAATTTTTAAAATTACAGTCACATTTTAAAAATTATTTTTTTTGTAACCACATGCTAATTTTTCATTTCAGTCACAAAGTTTGTTTTTCTTCAAGAGTTTTTTGGGTTTTTGAAAAATGGACAAAAAAAATGTCCAAAATTGAAAACCCAAAATACTTTTGGGAAAATAAAATCGTTAAAATATAATAAATTTTTAAACATACTTAAAGAAAATCAAGTTCCCTCTTTTTGCATTTTTACACCTTTTCACATTAAAAATGCGTAAATTTATAGAGTAAAAATTTTGAAAAAAGAAATATATTTTTATATTATAGAATGAATAAAACACATAAAAATAAAAATAAGCGTAAAAATAAAACACTCAAAAAAGAACGTTTTGGAAATAATGAAAATAAAAAAAAATGTATTGATAGATTGGTAAAACAAAGAATGGAAATATACAATAAAATGAGAATGGAAGTTTTCAATGAGAAGGAAAAACTTTATAAAAAAGTCTTAAAAAAAAATATTCTTCAAAAGAAGATAAAGAAAGCGCTGAAAAAAGTTTGAAAAGAATTGAAAAAGAAAGAAACTCAAAAGAAGGTTTAAAAATACAAAAAAAGACTGACATAAGTATATTTTGTAATCCTGGTTGCAAAGGGACACTTCTTGAACCTGGTAAAAAATTATCATCTGAATTTTATAAAAAATACAAAGACAGTAAAGAAATGATTAAAATTCTTGAAGAAGATAGAAAGAAATTATTTAGTAACAAAGATAATGTATTGAATGACAATTTTTATGAAAAAGCACCTAAAAATTTTGTACATGAAATTAAAAAGAAAGGTGGTATTTCATTATGTGCGCCTATTGAAAAATTTTACTGGTAAAATATAAATTTTTTATTTTATGAAGTTCATATAAAATAAATACGAAAAATAAAGGAGAATTATTTAGAACGTTATTTTTTTACTGTTGAAGATTTCAATCTGAAAAGCGGATGAAAATCTTCGCTGGTATAAATTAATTCATTGTCATCGTTCACAACGATATTTTTAACATTGCTTGTTTATTTTTATAATTTCTGTCGTTATAAAAATAAATTTCTTTAAATTATTTATAAATTCGCAGGGTTTTATGAGTTCTGCGTCTGCGTTGACATTTGGTTCTGCGCCTGCGTTGACATTTGGTTCTGCGTTTACCGCCACTTGAAATTTTCTTAAAATTATTATTTGATAAATTAGAATCGGAAAAATCACCTTTAATATCTCCTAAAATATTTATAGTAAGTTCCATAGATTTACCTTTATCATCTTTTAATGTAAATGTATATTGTGCCCCACCATAATCTTGATCGTAAGATTTCTCTGTAATTGTATATGGTTTATCTTTATAACTTATTGTATCTCCTTCTTTTAACGTAATTATATCATTCCACTTTTTTAGAATACTCATATTATTATAATATGATAAAATAATATATATTAACATATTTTTACACATTTTCTCATTTAAAACACCCAATCATTATGTAGTGTAAATTTTACAAATAAGATTTAATATGTTTCATTAAATCAAAACCAATTCTACACGATAACAAAATGTAAGCTTCTTTTTTATCGTTATTGTATGTATCAATATATTTTCTTATTTTTTTACATGTTTTTACAATATTTTGTTTAAGTGCTTTTACTAATTTAAAATGTCCAAAATCTGATTCTCTAATTTCATCCAAAAATATAAATCCTTTTTCTTCTAAAGTTTTGATATGAATAATAAATGAATTCTCTTTTCCATTTGTTGTATTATGCATATAATGGCGTAATCCATAAAAATTTAAATAAGTGAAAATATAATATTGATTTAAAATTTTTATACGTTCTTGTTTTGTTTTATTTTTAAAAATTTTAATCTCATTTGTAAGATATTCAATTTTCTTAGAGGTATAATCATTATTAATTCTTTTACTACGACGCAACATAATTAGTTAAGTTATTAATTGATTTAATAATTATTATAAATTATAATTATAATAAATCATTTTTTTTAAAAATGGGCATTTTAATTGAGAAAAGGTGTAAAAAGTGAATGAAATTAGGTAGCATATTGTAAACCTGCATTACCACCAACAAATACTAGCATATTAATCCTCTCTTCCATGACATATAAATTGTAATTGTATTCGTAAATTCTCCACGTAGGTTTATTAATTCCAACAATATCACCAGATTCTGGATCACAAATAGTTAATACTTGTGCTAAAGGGTCCAGTGCTGGAATAACTGTTGTGAAATCAAACTGTACTTGATTGAAACGATTCATGTTAATAGCGCCTGACGGCTGAAGGTCAAAGGGAGATGTATTCAAACAAAAATTATAACAATATAAACCATCTGGTGCAGCTCCACATGTTCTAGTAAACTTTTCTATATAGTTAAATACACCGACATCTAGTATATTTTCTCTATATTGTCCATCCAGTAAAATACCCAGACCGACTAATATTTCTTTAATATTTTGGGGATTAAAAGTACCGGAAGTCATATAACCAGTTAAAAGCCCATCAGGGTTAATTCCAGGCCCAATAGTTTCTCCATTATTTAATACAAAATTTCCCGAACGGGGTGCAGGTGTCACGTCCGACGGTAAATAATTATATGGCCAGTTTGTATAATTGGTCCATTCATTGCGTAGATTAGCGTCACTTCTTTGAAAGTAAAACATCCAGCTTGAAATTAAACCAAGGGAATCTAAATCTACTTTGTTGGGTCCAGTGACATTATAAAATACCTTTTCATTTACTTGTTTAAATAAATATTTTTGTTCGTTTTTAGCAAATATACGTGATTCGTCGTTTGAGAGAAAACAATAAGTTGACATTAAATGTAAATTTGGAAACCATACGCTACGTTGGTCTAAATAAGAGTTAATTCCCACATTTACATCTGGTGGAGTTTGTAAAAATCTATACATTTGATTTTGATATTGATTAAAATTAGGCGCCACATACGGGTAATTGTTAACAGAATCAAAAACATCTCTAATTTTGAATAATTCTCCTATGGGTCTGATTGTTACATAAATTTGCAATTCATTGTATTGTAATGAAACTAAAGGAAACGCCATTTGTGTTTTTAATGTGAACCACGAATTCAATGGAATATACAATTGCCTTCCTCTTATAGAGGGTTCTGCTCCAGCAATGTTATCCGTATAATAAGAATTTGGATATGCGTTAACACGACTATTCGCGTTTGCCGGGTCAACTAAATCAGGAACTTGTCCAATCATTTCATAAAATAATTTTAATTTTTGACCACTAAAATCTCTTCGCGCCATATTTAAAATATAGGATCCCGAATATTCTTGCAGTTTTTGATTACCGCAATTAATAGTTATTTTTTCGATCATTGTGGCGCCAATGTAATCTATCCATTTAAACTCATATGGTGCCCAATCGGTATATGAAATGTTTCCATCTTGATTAACATATTGTTGAGGAGGTAAAATTGGACTCCATATAGAAGGCAAATCTAATACAATATAAGTATCCATTAATAAATCAGCGTATCTTGGAACTTTAAATTGAAATGTAGATGATTCTGTCAAACGTAATGTTGTACTTCCTTCAAAATCAATTCTGAATTTTTGCATACCAAAATTTGTATATTTTAAATAAGCTGCTTTCCAAAAAGTTTTTGAAGGATTACCATTTAATATTACATTTTGTTGCCCACTTGACACTAAATTTAATAATCCACCGGCCATATTATTACTTTATATATATATTTGATTTTAAATTATAATATTTAGTTTTATGATAATAAAAAATATTATAATTATTTTTTCGTAAATCTTCTTCTTTTTTTGCTGCATTTTTTACGTCCTTTTCGGGATTTTTTAATGTTTCTTTTACGTTTCATAGTTTTTTTATAACCTTTACCACCTTCTTTTTCATCGTTATTTTTCACTTGATTTGATAGCTTATTAATGTGTTTGTTTCGTATAGTATTCATACTGGTGATTCCAGGCTCTGCTAAACCTATCCCTTGTATGGCTCCCTTGTTTGTTTGATCTAGAGCAAGTGCATTAGAAATGGTCATGTTTTTTGAAATGTAATCATCTAAATTTTCATATTCTTCGCCATTTATATTTATTGGAAATTCTTCTACTAATATATCTTTTAAATTATTTTCACTATATTTTTCTTTTAAATTATTACGAGCGTTATTTAAAAAATCAATTTCTCTAAAATATTTCCTAAACGATGTTTCACCTACATTTTCTATCGCAGATAGTAATAACGTATTAACATAATCAAATTGTTCTTGAGGTGTTGCCATTTCACTTTCGCAACAATATTTACCATTTGTATATTTTGGATATTGATTTGGGTTACAACCTAAACTTCCAGGGTTTAACATATTGGATATATATTCACTGAATGGAATACCTTTTTTACTAAACTGCACATTTGGGCCAGGAACGCATGTTTTTTGACTATCTATAGAGACGTCGTCAAAATGCAATGATTTTTGAGATGATGGATTTAATAAAGATGGAAGTGAATTAGAAAATTCAGCCATATAATTATTATTATATAATAATATTTTAAATAATATAATATATTAAGTATGATAAATAATATGGACGAAGATTTTGTTTCTTATTTTATTTTAGCACTTATATTAATTATTGTAATTAGTTATGTATCTTATATGATTTATTTGACTAGTCTAGAATCCAAAGAATGTAATTATTTAAATATGCTATATCCGTCCATAGATGGAAATATAAAACCTATATCAAAAAGTCAGAGTGATTGCAGTGGTAATTTGTATGATTATTATATTAAAACTGCTTTCAATGCATGTAGTGGCGGAAGTTATCAAAACGATTATGTAGATATTTGTGTTTTGAAAAGTATTCTAAAACAAGGGGTCAGGTGTTTAGATTTTGAAATATATAATCTTAATAATCAACCAGTTGTGTCAAGTAGTAGCTCTAATTCTAAGAATTATTATGTTAAAGAAACATTTAATAGTGTTAATTTTAGTGAAGTAATGAAAACGATCAGTAACTACGCATTTTCTGGTGGAACCGTACCAAATCCATCGGATCCTTTAATTATTCATTTAAGAATAAAAAGTAATGAACAATCAATATATAATAATTTAGCAAGCATTTTTAAATCTTATGATAACATTATGTTAGGTAAAACTTATAGTTATGAAAATCATGGAAAAAACATTGGTGCACAACAATTAACATCCTTTATGAATAAAATTATTTTGATAGTAGATAAATCAAATAATTCTTATTTGGAAAATAAAGAATTTATGGAGTATGTGAATATGACAAGCAATTCTGTATTTATGAGAGCGTTGTCATATTATGATGTAAAAAACACACCTGATATTAATGAACTAGAACAATTTAACCAACGATGCATGACAATTGTTTATCCAGACGTTGGCGTAAATCCTAGCAATCCAAGTGGAATGTTATGTAGAGCCGCTGGATGTCAAATGGTTGCGATGCGTTATCAGTTTGTAGATAATTTTTTGAAAGAAAATGCCAGTTTTTTTGATGACGGTGGATATGCTTTTGTATTAAAACCTGAAAATCTGCGCTATAAACAAGTTACTATTCCTAATCCGACACCCCAAAATCCAGCCTATTCTTATCAAACAAGAAACGCAAAAAGTGATTATTATAATTTTAACTACTAAGCAATTTTTTCTAAACATGGAAAAAGGTGGATAGTGTAAAAATTTAAAGTATTTTTACACTATAACAATTTAAAAATTCTTCCTATAATAATCTAATGAAATACCCATACATTTTATTTTTTAGAGACGACAAGTATTCATATATTGATGCATTTTTAGATGCAAATAAAGATAAATTGTTGTGTTCAATTTTTATTGTAAACAAAAAAGAAGAATTGAACAAATTGTATGATTCAAACTATCATTTATTAGTTACTTTTGGTGAAGACGATAGTATTTATTGTAAAGATGTAAACGATATTATTGCAGATAGAATGAGAAAAAGATGGATACATTTTAAAAAATTAGATGAAACCAATATGAATGAATTTAATAATTCCGTAAATTTTTGCTATTTACATTCATGTGTTATTACAAACGACATTGAAAAGCGTCCAATTTTTTCATTATTTACTACATGTTATAACTCTTATAATAAAATTATAAGAGCTTACGGTAGTATTAAAACACAAATCCTGAGAGATTGGGAATGGGTGATATTAGATGATTCACCGTGTGATGAGCATTTTGTATTTTTAAAAGAAACTTTTAAAGATGATAAAAGAGTTCGGTTGTACAAACGAAGTGAAAATAATGGTAATATAGGAAATGTTAAAAATGAAGCGATTTCATTATGTCGTGGTAAATATCTATTAGAAATGGATCATGATGATGAAATTTTACCTTACGTTTTAACCGATGCTGTAGAAGTTTTTGATAAAGATAATGATGTAGGTTTTGTATATATGGATTTCATAAACATATATGAGGATGGCGCCAATTATAGATACGGCGATTTTTATGCGCTTGGATATTCAGGCTACTATAGACAAAAAATAAGAAATAAATGGGTTTTTGTTTCAATGACACCTAATATTAATAATATTTCATTAAACCATATTGTAGGCGTTCCTAATCATCCAAGAATATGGAGGAGAAAAACATTGATGGATATGGGAAATTTTTGCGAATTTTTACCAATTTTGGATGACTATGAAGTATTGATTAGAACTGCTGTAAACACTAAAATTGCTAGAATTCATAAACTAGGTTATATTCAATACATGAATAACGATAGCAATAATTTTTCATTAATACGTAATTCGGAAATTAATAGAATTATATGGAATTTAAATAGTCAATGTTATGAACATTACAAAATAGATGAATATATGAAATCACACAACGCATATGAAGATGAAAAATATAGATGTAATAATAGTCAAATATGGAAGCGTAAAGATTATGATTATAAATATTGTAATAGTGTTATCAATTTAGATTATAAAAAACAATATTGTATATTAGGTATAAATACTTTTTACAACCAATTAGAAAAATTGAAAACATTGTATCAAGACAAAACAAATGATTTTATTTTATTGGACAATAAAGAAGAGAGTGAGAAATTATGCATTATACTGGACCAACATAATTTTTCTGAAATGAAATGTTATAGTATGACAGATTGCAGCGAAGATGAATTGATTCAATATTTCAAATTACTATATAAAAGTTGCGATGATTATGAAATATTATTTAATGAAACAAAAAATTTGGCGGTGACTGATAAATTAGCAGAAAATGCTACCAAAATTAAAGTGAATATAGATGATAAATGGTGTGTAAGTTATTCATAAAAGAATAATACCTTTGTAAAATGCGTTTTATACAAGTGAAAAATTAACAAATGTATAAAACGCATTTTATAAAGGTGTAATTCTTTTTATATTATATATTTAGTTCAACTTTTTAATCTAAATATATATAAATTATGAAAAGTAGAAAAAAGTTACATAAAAATTCACATCGCAAAAAAAAAAAAATAAATAGAAAAACAATTAGAAAAACTAGTAGAAAAATATATAAAAAAGTTAAATACGGCGGTCAAGATCCGCCAATATTAGCAAATAAAAAATTAGAATTAAACCAAAGAATTAAAATTGGTTCAATGATTCATGAATTAAGAGAAAAACTAAAAAATAATGAAAATGATAAAGCTTTAAAAAATGACATATTTAAGCTAATTCGTTTTGTTTTTGTATATAGAAATATGTCTGCTCCAAATTTAAAATTTTCAAATTATGACGAACTATATAGAGAACAAATGTACTACTATTATGAACGCTCAGACTTGATAGATGATTTTTTTAAAAAATATAAAGATTTAAATAAATTATTAGATAGAATTGAAAGTGATTTCAACCTTGTAGCAGACGATTATGAAAAAACATATTTAACAATTAAAAAAACCGAATCATCTTCTCAGTTATACAATGATAACATAGACGATAATAATTTGGAACAGCCTTTACTATGATAAAAATTTTTTTTACGCAACTTTTCAAAAAAGATGTTAAACTTATGACAATTATTATGGAAATAAAAACGAATCTAAATCAATATCATCTATTAAATATTTATCCTTAATTTTTTCTGATAATATTTTATACACTATATTTCGTTTATACTGTCTTATTTTATTTAATTCTTCAATAAACATTTTTAATTTAACCGCAGGAGACCAATTATATTTACAATTTAAAGAGTGACAACACAAACAAGACTTATTCGTAAATTTTTTTAAATATTCTGTGAATCGTTGAGATGGAAATCTTAAATAATATGAATGAGGTTGGTTATTAAAACGAAATCTAGGTGAATGGAAAGGATATTGTCTATTAATAATAAAGGAATAATTATCGTTATGTTTTTTTTCAATCAATGTAATGGTTACTTCACTTATCATAGGTTCGTATGATACAAATATTTCATGATTATTAGAATAAATATTTTCTAATTCTTTATATTCATTTTTTATGCGATTTTTTAAACATTTTTCTTTAATTAATTCTATTTGTGAATTATTATTATTCATTTTCATTAAATATATAAATATTTTTTTAATATATATTTAATCAATTTTATTTATCAAGTTATTATAAGATAAATAAAATATGAAGAGTAAAAAACAATTGACGAAAAACATATGTAAGGGTTTATCTTTTCAAGATTGTGAATTAGCTATTCTGCGCATGGCGGTTGATAATGCGGAAGAAAAGATTGGTAAACGTATTGTTAGTTCAGAAGAAATTAAAAATATGATACTTGTCGTAGAAAATTTTATAAAAGTGAAAACTTTAATTTGTTATGGAGGCACTGCAATCAATAATATACTACCAGAAGAAGATCAATTTTACAATAAAGATGTTGAAATACCGGATTATGATTTTTTTACACCAGACGCTTTAAGTGATGCAAAAGAATTAGCAGATTTGTATTATAAAAATGGTTACACTGATGTTGAAGCAAAGTCAGGACAACATCACGGTACGTATAAAGTGTTTGTTAATTTTATACCAGTGGCCGATTTAACCCAACTTCCAAAAGAAATATACACATCACTTAAAAAAGACTCTGTTAGAGTATCTGGAATATTATACGCACCTCCTAATTTTCTGAGAATGTCAATGTATTTGGAACTTTCTAGACCTGCGGGAGACATATCAAGATGGGAAAAAGTTCTGAAACGTTTATCATTATTAAATAAAAATTATCCACTTACGTCCATAAATTGTAATGAAATGCATTTTCAGAGAGAAATGTCTGATAAAACAAATGAAGATAAAATTTATGAGAATGTGCAAAATACATTAGTAAATCAAGGGGTAGTATTCTTTGGTGGTTATGCTATTTCTCTCTATTCGCAATATATGCCGAAAACTTTACAAAAAAAATTGCAGAAGGTTGCAGATTTTGATGTAATATCACATGAACCAAAAATAACTGCTGAAATTGTCGTAGAAAGATTGAAAGACTTTGGTATTGATAAGGCAAAAATACTTTATCACAAACCAATAGGTGAGATAATTCCAGAACATTATGAAGTCAGAATAGAAAACGATACAATTTTGTTTATTTATAAACCTATTGCATGTCATAGTTATAATGTTATTAAAATTCATGGAAAGAAAGTTAAAATAGCTACAATAGATACTATGTTGAGTTTTTATTTGTCATTTTTGTATACAAACCGTGATTATTACAATGAATTTTCAGAAAGAATTTTATGTATGTCAAAATTTCTTTTTGATGTACAACAAAAAAATAGGTTACAACAAAAGGGACTGCTTAAGCGGTTTAGTATTATTTGTTACGGTCATCAAGAATCTATTGAAGAAATGCGTGCTGAAAAGGCAAAGAAATTCAAAGAACTTCACAACAAAAAAGGTACGCGAGATTATGAAGAATGGTTTTTAAATTATAAACCTGAAACTGTCAAAAATAAAATTGATGTAACTAAAGATATTAAAAAAATAAGGACAAAAAAAACAAAATCCATTTCAACAACTACAAAGAAAAATAAGACGCAAAAGAAGAAATCAAGACGAAAACCCCAAAAGTTATTTAACTTTGGTTTTGACTTGAAAAATGACCCTTATAAGAAATAAATGTGACTTTTTCAAATATTGTTTCGGTTCCACCTTTTTCTAAAAGTTGCTGTGAATAAACATACATAAAACTTCTTTTCCTATTTTATTCATGAAGTTATAAAATAATCCTTGTTTAAATTTGTTGGGTAAATTAGCGTTAATTATATTCAAAAAATATATTTTATAGATAATAATTTTTTCTATCAAATATCGTATATTCATTAAAAAATAATTATACAAAGACCAATTATTAACATAACTACACATTTGGGTTTGCGAACCGTCCTTAATGAAAAAATTATGTATATCTAACATTCCAGAGAGAATTCTATGAAAATTCGTTTTTTCATTTTTAACATTTAGCGTATGTCCAATTTTATCAAACCCAAGTAAATCCATGAATATAATTTTTCGCATAGTTTGTTTCTTGGTTTTGCAATTAAAAATATACGGATTTAATCCATCCATGTATTTATTTTGATATATCAAATTTCCATCAACCAGAAAAGGAATATAAGATGATTTGATAATAGAATCAAATATTTCATCTACATCCTTGTATATTTTTTTGATGATTTTCTTACCAGTTTTGACATTATTGAAAGCAATATAAAGCCTTTTAAATACTTTATCACAAATATTATTTGGGACGCGATGAATTAATTTTTGCTTCAAATTTTTAATGAAATTAAAATTGCATTTTTTTTTAAAATCAACCAACAATGATTCATATAATGATGGTAATTCATCTAAAGCATCAATAAAATATAAAAATCCTACTATTGAACCTATGCTACAACCAGAAATTCTCTCCACTGTTATATATTTTCGCACTTCCATTTCTTTTATAAAGTATAAAGCACCTACTAGGTAACTACCATTAAATAAACCTCCGTCTAATATTAAATCAACCTTCATAGGTGTTTTATTTTCTTTGTTTTGTTTAATTTCAACTGGTAAATTTTCTATTAATTTATTAATATAACTGTTAATCATTGAATGATTATAATTATTGATTATATTTTTTATTGTTTTAATACGAAATAAATAGTTGTTACAATAAAACAAACATAAATAAAATATGAGTATATATTTATATTATTTTATACATATACTCATATAATGACAACTCTTGTATCAGGATTTTTAACCAATGTAAACCAAAAAAACGATTGTAATATAGAACAATTTTTTGAATTGGGAATATTATTATTAAAAGCAAAAATTTCAAAAATAATATTTGTTGATGAAGTAATGTATGCAAAAATTAAAACATATGATAATGAAAACACAAAAATAATTTTAGTTGATAAAACTGATTACGAATTGTATCAATATATGAATAGTGACGTATTAACTAATTTTCATTTACATACAAATAATACAGGAAAAGATACAATTGAATTTATATTTACCATGTGTAATAAAACAGAGTGGATTAAGCAGGCAATTGAATTGAATCATTTTAATACCGAACAATTTGTATGGGTTGATTTTGGAATTAGACATGTTTTTAATTGCGACGATGATAGTTACATAAGTATCGTGGAATCACTGAATGATAAAACATATGAAAATGTTAGAATAGGTAGTATATGGAATTTACAAAATCTATACAATTTGAATATTTGCAAAGATATTGTATGGCATTTTGCGGGAGGTGTATTTGGTGGAAACAAAGAGAAATTATTGTTTTTTGCAGATTTAATGAAAGAAAAATGTTTACAAATTATTTCTCAAGAAAAAACAATTATGTGGGAGGTAAATATTTGGTATTTAATTTATTTAGAAAATAAAGAATTGTTTGACGCCTATTTTTGTGATCATAATTATACAATTATTACAAATTACTAAAATTTCCCAAAATGTGTGTTTACTTTATTCAATAAATAATAAAATATTCCAAACAATGAACTCATAAATATGTAACCGTTAATATTTAAATTACCGTCTTTTGAAAAAAGTACTGGAAAATAGGAAAACAAGAATTTTCGGAAAAAAGGTAGTTGAAATAAAAAATAAAGTACTGCTAATAATATTGGTACTTGGATTTCATTATACATATCATCTAGTGAATTTGAATGTTCAAGATTTGAATTATACTCATTCATAATATCACCAGCTTGTTGATAATTGCTAATATAATCACTCTTACCTTGTTGATGATTTTGAGGAACATGTGGTATAAAATTTGGTTGAATACTTGCATCATGAGTTAAATTATTAGTAGTCATCGGTATGTCTCTAGATGGTAATTGTGTAGCACCTGTTGCGCTAGCTTGTTGTAGACCATTTACAATTTGGTTTATTGTAGTTTGGTCTAAATTAATAGAATTGGTGTTGGCGTTAGAATTCATATTTTGCATATTTGATTGTGGTATTTGTTCACTAGCATTTAGGTTTATATTATTATTCATACTACCACCATTTGCTGGGTCAGTTGGTAAATCCATAATATTTGTAGTTGTGTTTGATGAATCGCTCATATTACTTTTGGTGTCACTATAATTATTATAAAGAATGATTGATTATAATAATTACGCAAATTAACATAATGTTGCTAAAATATCGTCTCCATCCTCATCGCTTATTTCACTGATGATATAACTATGATTTCTTAATTTATCTAAAGCAATATTTAGTCCATTTACCCCTAATTCATTTGCTAATTCATTGTGATAATCTGTAAAACATTTTATATCAAATCCCCATTTTTCAAACCTAATTTGGTTTATTTTATATTTTGACAAATCTATCATTTTAATAATTTCTGTATCAAAACCTTCAGTATCTATTTGTAAATAATCAATTTCTGTTATATTATGTTTTTTGCATATTTCATCAAATGTTATTGTCTTTGCTGTAAATTTTACCATATCATCTTTTTTACCCCAATCATTCATTGGTAATAATGAAAAATGACCATCATTATAAATAATTCCATTATCAGCTAGTGTACCCATAACACCATTTTTTGCTGGTATATATAATTCTACTGTTTCACCATTATGATAATAAATAGCATAATTATAAATATGTACATTTTTAATAGCATGATAGTTTTTATTTATTTCATCTAGTAATTTTTTATTCGGTTCTACTAAAATAACTATATCAGGTTGCGATATTTTTACTTTATTTCTAAATAAATCGTTTCCGTTATTTGTACCAATCTGAAAAAAAACCTTTGACATTGTATTTATACTAATTAACATTCTTTTAAGCATTTTTAAAACCCAATTATCTTTTTACTTTTATCACATGTAGTAGATTTTGTTGTGTATTTATAACATTTATTGTCATGTTTATATATTTTGTCCTTAATTTCTTCTAAAGGAGGTGCGTGAAATATTAAACAGTCTTTGTCTTTACATATTACTCTAAATAAAGAGGCCAGACCAAATCCTAATAATATTGACATGATTTTTTTTCCATTTTCTGAATGGAGAAATCTACTTAGATGTAACGCCATTTGATTACTGATATAATTATATATAAAATATATAATTATATAATAAACAATAATATTAAAATTGAAGAGGAATTTTGCTTAATATTGAATCATTTTTGGGACATTCAATTTCATTTGCTTCATAACGAAAACAATTGTCTGCTTTATCCTTAAATATAACTTTATCAATATTTTCAGGACTAGGATAAATATAAATTGTTTTCATCTCTGGACCGTAAATGTATACAAAAAATAAACCAATCGCAAAACTGATTATAAAAATAGGTAATGAAATATATTCTAATATCATATTTGTTATTTTGAACTTCTATTGTTTTATATAAATATACTAGATTATATATATTTGTTGAATCTTATGTCCTGTTTAATTAAATTGTTTAAAATATCAATTAATGTAGAATAATCTTTTACACCATTTTTCTCAGTATATGTTGTTAAAAGTATTTTTTGATATGACTTATCTTGTTTATTGAATTTTTGATTATAAATATCATTTCCAAAATCATACATACCATTTTCTAAAATTCTAGGAGGAATTATTAGATTATCAGGTACAACAAATTCAATAGGTTTGTTTTCTTTTTTGTATTTTACATACATACTCATCGTTTTTAATAACCATTCTTTATCACTCATTAATATTTTTTTGTATAGAATAGATAGTTTATTCCATATATTTTGATATTCGGGATTTACCCATGTAATTGTTCCATCGTCATTATATGTAGGTTGAATGGCTGTTCGCATATTTTCTTCCTGATTTTTATCTTCATTATCACCAATGATTTGTAATTTATGTATTTTTTTTTTATCATTTGATCTTACTTTTCCAGTATATATTTCACCATAATTAAAATTTACTACAGAAGGAGCTATATAACTATCTTCTAAATCGGCTATACCATTCTTTCTTTGTATTAAGCGATAAACGCCTTCGTAATCATCAAACTCAACCAAATTAATTTTGTATTTAATTCTGGACAATTCCTTTAATTTTGATTCCAATTGATTTATATAAATAACAACAGAATCTCTAACAAATTGAAGATTTTCGGTAGAATCAAATTTTTTAATTGACATTTTTATTTCATTTATTAAAATGTAGATCTCTTCTTTTAATTTTGAAATAGTTTCATTTGTTATTTTATTATCAACAACGTCAAACATATGTTCATAATTAATATTCAATAAAAAACTTGTATCATTAATAGCTTCTTTAATTTTATCAAAATTTTCAACGACAGTCTCTGTTTTAGTATAACCAAAAAGCAATTTGTTTTTGTATTCAATAATTTCATTTTTATAATTTTCAATATCTTTTTCTAATTCTTTAATATGGTCCATAATATTGTATGTAACTCCAGCGTTGACATTAATATTCAATGTACAAGGTTCGCTTAAACTTCCACATATTGCTTTTAATTCTCTAAAATCATCGTTCGGTTCTCCACTCTTTTTTATGGAAAAAATTGTTCCTACGGGACGTTTACAATTTATACATTTTGGTTTCAATTGTTTGAATTCATTTCGTTTTTCTTTCCAACTCATTTGTTTGTTTTTTATTATTTTTTGTTTATCTTTATTATAATCACTTTCATATTTGTTTTTTAATTTGTAGTATTCATTAAATGCATCATTTGCTGACATAGTAGTTGTAGACATTTTCTATGTATATAATAGTTATATATAGAATATATTTAATAATTTGATTTCTTAATCGCTTAATAAATAAGTTTTTTACTGAAAGTTTCAAATTCACTTTCCCAATTGGGTAATCCAGTAATTAACTCTTGATGAGCCTGTTTTTTAGCAAGCTGAAATTTTTGTACTTTGGATAAAATATATTGCTGTTTTTCTCTATCTCTTCTTTGTTTTTCCATATGTGACATCTTCCCCTTGTATTTATAAATTAGTATACATCCTAAAATTGTTAAAAATAATAAAAATAATCCAATATTAAAAATCCAATTATGAAACCTTTCTTTAAATAGATGACATTGTTTTAGTGTTTCATTCAAAAAATATTTTACACCACTTTCTACCAATCTAGGAGGATAAATTTCTCCATAGTCCATTATCATAATAATTACATTTATAATTATAAAATAAATTATACATATTTTAATATAATAATCAATATATATATTAAAATATAATATGGCAAATAGTTATTTAAATATTCTTACTTTTTTATTAACAACCCTTGTTTATTATTTGGCTTGGAAACCAAGTTTGAAATATGACGACCTTACAAACTCTGATAATTATAATAAATATTTAAATAGTAATAAACTGTATTTAGCGGTTTATTTTTTTGCAATTTTAGTGATTCAATTTATTGTAAATGCTTATCTAATAACTCAAACTTGTGGTGGAAATATTACTCAAAATATGTCAGCATCAGGAACATTCACTTTTATTCCATGGTCATTAATTTTCGGAGCTGTTATTGTAGTTCTGATTGTTTATCCTGGATTTAAATCCGCGTTTTCCGACGTAGTTGGATATTTTTATGTTGCTGGTTCGGCAAATAAATTATTAACTGAGTTATTAGTAAACAAAGATATTCAGAAAAATATAGATGCTGATAGTATAAGTTCACCAGAACAAAAAGTTGCAATGCAACAAGCAGCTGATATGATTATTAAAATATGTGGAAACACATCTATTTTGATAAATCAAATCGTACCATCTAATTTTGTAGAATACTGGAATATTTTACGACCTTTAATGAAATCACAATATCAAACTGATGGTCCACAAGCATATGAAAAACGAAATGAACTTTTTGAATTGGTAGTAACTCGCGATAATGTAGGTGAAGCAATGTGGTATATATACACTGGATTATTGATAACATCTATTGTTCAATTAAAAATTTCTACTCGTGGTTGTGTTACTGACCCTGCTCAAATGGCCAAAAATTATCAAAATTATTTAACACAGCAAAAAACGGTGAAAACTCAGGAACAACAAGCTACTAGTACTGTATATACATTGACAAATTAGAACGATACGAAAATGAGACGACAAAACATATAAAAAATGACTTAAAAAATATGCATTATATCATATAATAACTAATTAAAATGAGTGGTAAATATCGTAGATATGACATGATTGGCGCAATTAATCGTTACTGTATGAAGAATGATTGGTTACATATTACATACATAGAGAAATTACGTAAATCAGAATTAGAAGCAATTGTCACGCAATACAATATAAATGTAGACGAAATGTTATTTGAAATCGTCAAAGAGCGAGAGAAAGCACAAAATTTCACACAACATTTAACAGAAAAATTCACAGAAACAGTTAAAAAAAGTTTAGACAGTTTTAAAGGTAAAATAGAAATGTTGGAATCACTTTTAAATGACGAACAAAGAGAAAAATACCTTGAATACTGTGATTCACAACAATCTAATTTAGAATGGTTATAAATTACGCCATATGATTAAATATTTTTATCAATTCAAATTGATCATCTTCATCTATTTTTTGAATATACGACAAATCTATTTTACTTAGCTTAATTTTATTTATAATTTTGGTCTTAATTTCAGTTAGGTGATCTAGTTGAGAATTATTTTCAGGACTAAAAATAATATCAAAATCAAATTTGAAATCTAAAACAGAATCTAATTCATCATCATCACTTTCAAATTCATGGTCTCTGTATGCAATAAATTCACTTAATTCATCGTCGCAGTCATCATCTTTATCATCTTTATCATCGTATTCGGAAACAACATGATTATCATGCACTTTATCCTTTTTATCTTGTTGATATGTGATACTACAATTAGTACCGTTACTATCAAGGCTAATAATATTATTTTCCATCATTATTATTTATTATAATACAAAGTATATTTTTATATTATAATACCAAATAAAATCAAAAATTAAAACAATTTTGGGCTCGCCAAGTAAAACATGACTATTAAATAACTTACAATTCCTAAAATTAATGATACTAACCAAATAGGTAAAATTGTTTTATTTTTATACCCAATACCAAAACTTCGCACGCTTCCATCTTTGTTGTATAAAAATGCTGGTTTTATCATGACAATCAATCCGAACATTATTACAAATAAAATAATTGATATTAATGTAATATGTTCTCTTATATAATTTTTATTTATTAACATTGTTATTTAATATAAATTATTATTATATAATTTTTTATATTAAATATAAAAAAATAATACCCATAAGAAAATGGAAGAATTTTTTATTTTGTACAAAAAAATAAAAGAAAACACCAGTTTTATAAATATATTAGGTCAACAATTTGTGAATAAAGGCATTGAAATTTATAATAATAAAACTATTGATTTATCTATAAAAGAAAGTGTTTTATCTAAACTTATTGAAATTTATCCAAATGAACCAGCGTTTCAATATTATATGGGGTATTGTTTTAAAGATGTTGATCTAATTAAAGCAGTTACTTTTTTTGAAAAATCATATGAATTGAACCCATACAATATTGAAAATTTAATTGATTATTGTAATGCGTTACATAATCTTGGAAATTCAAAAAAAGTCATTCAATTGGATAAACTGATACCTTTTGGCGATTATTTAAAAGATTATCGTCTATTAAATGTATTTGTAAATTGTAAATATAAAGAAAATTACTATAAAGATTTACTAGATCAATTATTATATATTATAAAAGTAAAAAATACTAATCCACTCGTTATGCTAACTGATAGAGAATGTATAACTGCAAGTTATATGAACGCTGGACACATTTCTTCAAATTTAGGAGATCATGATTCTTCTATGATATACACTGAAAAATCATTTGAACTAGCTAACCATTATAATTTAAGTAGTAAAACAAAATTTGAATGTTTTCAAAATTTAATATCACTTGAAAATTATAAATATCATGATCAAATGAATCATTTTAATAAGACATTGATGGTAAACAATTTATATCCAAATACTAAAAATTATACTTTTAATATTATTAATAGTAAAAATAAACATACAAAAATTCGTGTTGGATACGTTTCAAGCGATTTTCTAAATCATGCAGTTTCTAATTTTATTTTACCTATTTTAAAAAATCATGATGATGAGTTGTTTGAGATTTATATTTTTAATAATCAAAAAAATTCGCTAAACAGTTTTATTTATTCAAAAATAAATTGCTATCAAATTTTTGATTTGTCTGATAAAGAAGCTGCAAATTTAATAAATAGTTATGAAATAGATATTTTATTTGAATTAAATGGATATACTGAAAATAGTAGACTGGGTATTTTTTCACTAAACCCTGCACCTATTCAAATTTCTTATCTAGGATATCCAAATACAACTGGTTTACAAGGTATTCAATATAGAATTACAGATGACGTTGCAGACAATGATGATTCATTACAAAAATATTCAGAAAAACTACTTAAAATGCCCAAATGTTTTTTACTTTATGAAAGTATTAATCAAACTGTAGCCATCATTCCGAGAAAAACTAAAGATATTATTATTTTGGGGTCATTAAACAACGAAAAAAAAAACTCAAAAGAGTTATTAGAAACATGGAGAACTATTTTACATGTTTGCCCAAATACAAAGTTATTAATAAAATTATTAGCTTATGATGATTTAATTGAGAGACAAAAATATTATATGACTAAATTGAATGTTACTAAGGATAGATTAATTCTAATTACAAAAGTAGATGAAACTGGTTACAATAAATTATTCTCAATGGTGGATATTGTTCTAGATACATTTCCTTACAGTGGAACAACTACAACTTGCAATTCTTTATATAATTCTATTCCAGTTGTAACATTGTATCACAAAGATTATCATTCTCATAATGTTAGTAGTTCTCTTTTAAAAAACGCGGGTCTAAATGAGTTAATTGCTTATAATAATTCTGATTATATTTCTCTAGTAAAAACCCTTGTTAATAATCCTTCGCAAATTGATGAATATAAGAAAATAATTGGAAAGAAATTCATAGATTCAATGAATTCTATTGAATATATGCAAAGTTATGAAAATATTTTAAAAGGATTGTATAAAAATATAAGGAGTCTTAAGACATCATAATAAGTTTATTAGACCTTTTTTATTTCAAAGACCAATTTATATATATAAAAAATACTTAAACCTAAAGTTCTAATCTATATATATTATGAAATTCATAACAAATATCATAAATAAAATAAAACCAAAAACTATACCAATGCCTCTTGGTAGATGGAGACTAGAGAAGTGTAATACTCAAATAACTAATAAAATAGATTTGTCAAATGAAGACCATTGTGGTCCTTGCGGTCAATACGCATTGGAAAAAGTAAAATTAAAAAACGATGCAAATAAAGATATTAAATGAGAAAAGGTGTAAAAATAGAAATAATAATAATAATAATAGTTGAAATATCATATTATTATTATTATTTACGATTCGTCATAATCATCATAATCAACATCATCTCCTTCAAATTGGCCGTCTAAATAATCTTCAGTATATCCACCAATATCGTACGCTTCACGTTCTAACTCATTCTCTCTCTCTGTTTCTTCTATCAAATCGTCTAAAACAATATCTAAGTTTGTAGCGTCTAAATTTGTTTCTCGCATGTTTCTCTGTGCTTTTCTTTCAAACTGTAACATTTGGTCAACAAAATCGCGTTCTTCATCATAAGTTTCTTTTACGTAAGTCGTAAGCCCTTTTTGTAATCCTTTACTCCAAACTCCTAATTTATTTACTTTTAATATTGTGTCAGCATCCCTCTCCTCGTCTGTCATTGTTTTTAATCTATCTGTAATGATGTCTTTCTCTTTTTCTTTTAATTTAAAAATTCTATCAAGAACTTGATCGTACGATATATTTACAATTTCTTTGTATGAATTCATTATACGCAAAAATTCAATTAACAAATTTGCAACCTTTTGTTTCAACTCCTTTTTATCTCCACTTAATAAATTAGTATCAAATTCTATCCTGTTATCAACGTCAACATTAATATCAATGGCAGTATTAGTTTCATCCAAATAATCAATTGAAACAATATCTTCTACATCAACATTGGTTCCCACTATATTTTTACGTTGAACACGTTTTACTATCATGGAAGGTTCGTCTGATAAGTGAATGTATTCGCTTAATACTTTTAACAAATAATATTCATATAAAAATTTGCATGTTCGTTCATCAAAAATAGGCTTCGTTTCGGTGTCTTTTCCATCTTGTTTATTTTTAATAGTGACAAAAGTCGGTGTATTTTTGGACAGTTTCAAAAGATTATCGCATTTTCGTTGGAGCGTTTGTAATATATTGCTCAGTGCAGGAACATCATAAAAAACCCTCAATTTATCATAATAATCACTAATGATTGTTTTTATTTTACCTTCATGATTTTTGGATAATCCTAAATATTTTGGAACATAATTTTCCTTGTAATCTACTTTGTTCAAAATAATGTTAGGGAAAATTCCTACAAAATTGTCAATAAAAGATTTGAAAAAATGTGTGTAATTATATACATTTTCTGATTTTTTATCAGACCACTCAGACAATGTATTTATGAATAAAATAACTTCATTTATTTTACTTCGTGTAACGTCTCTTCCTTTATTTTCGCGCAAAAATTCAGATATGTTAACTTTCATAGATTCAATTTGTTTAATTAAATAATTATTTAGATCTTTCACTTCTTTAGTGGTTTCATCAGATCCTATGTCAAATGTATCCATTGCACTTAATAATAAACTCACTAAAGAGGATGGTATTATTTTTTCATTTTCTGATTTGAATTCTTCTAATAAAGCTGATAATTTTCTTAGTGATGATACTAAGGTATTATCCAAGTCAACGTAAATAATATTGTTCTTTGCTATAATTTGTAGCATTCGCAAAAATGAATCCAATGAATAATTAATTCCAGATTCTTTTAATTTTTTAATAATTTCTTCTCTACTATCTGTTAAATTAATAATATCTAATGGTTTTTGATTACATAGTGGAATTATATTTTCAGGTATGGGTAATAGAGATGTAAAATTACAGTAATATATGAATGCATTATAAATTGTCTTTTCACTGAATTCTTTTTTAATGGGTGGATATATATTTTTTGTATTTATTGGACTATAGAGTAAAACAGCGGTTGAATAACCTATTATATCGCTTATAATATTTGATAAATTATCTACTATATTATTGTATTCTATAATTCTACTATCTTCCTTTTCAAAATATCCAATTGCTGTAGTCTTTTGATTATTCGTTTCTTGACAACATGCATTTTCTAAGTAATATTCATTGTTCATTTTACTCAAAATCATGTCTTTCTTTTTTACTATTTCTTGAATTCTTTCTTGAATAGCTAGAGAGAATTGTATGATTTTAGATTGAACAACTAGAATTTGTTCATCTTGTTTTTTATAACCTGATTTCAGATTATCTAATAAACTCTTTTTAAATTCATTAGAAATGTTTACTAGATTTTTTATTTTAAAAGGTATTAATGGCGGCAAGAATTGCGTCCATCTAAGAACATTATATTCCGATGGTACTGTTTCTTCTGGATTAGTTAACAAAAATTCATTTTTCTCGTCCATTTTCCGTTTTACATCGGGTAATTTTAATAAGTATTCATTAATTACAAGGACTATTTTTTTTTCAATATATTCTTCTTTTGAGTTTTTCAACACGTACCATGGTTTAGCTACGTTTTTTTTTATTTGATAGCAAATACATGACAAATAACGTACGCTTGTCATGTCACCAACTCCATCAAAAGGGAATCCTGTAAAGGATCTAACACATCCAGGAAATGTTTTTCGCGTTTTAATAGAAGGAATACTCGTTTGTGTTGCAATTAAAAACATACCCAATGTATAATACAAAATACTAGTATAATACAAATCTTCATAACTCATTGGTGCTTTTGAACTGGTACTTGGTTTATTAGACAATTCCTTTATTTTTCTTTTATAATCTTCTTCCTTTGGCATAGTAGTTTTTAATACATCTTTCACACCATTGATAATAAAATCTTTTTGATACTCTATATTTAAACCCATAGCCAACGATATAGTTGTTACAATATTTGAAATCATAATTGACTCAGGATTATCTAATTTTAAAACAACATTTTCCTTCAGAGCTTGTTTTTTTTGTTGAATTGCTAATTTGTTTCCAATATCCTCCTCCAAAATACCACGGCTAGAAATTTTAAACCCATTTTCATAACCTTCTTCAACATTTAAATCAATATAAGTAATAGTGTATCCGCTATATTTATCAACCCATTTATCACCATCATCGCTTACAGTTCCTATTTTTTTTATAATGGTTTCAAGTACATCATTATAATTTGAATTATCATTTAAATAAGCTGAAGCCAAATTGTATTTAAAAGTAGGAAATAATTCGGTATTTGTTTCTATACAATATAACCAATGAGGCGATTCTTGAATACCAAGTGGACCCAATCCGTCTTCAATAAAAGTACGTGTACATATATTTACAAATTTAATAATATCCTGTTGTTTTTTGACAAAATCGTTTTGACCTAGAATTAAATCTCTGTATTTTGCAAAAGGTGATATTACTACTGCATTTATTTGTTCAATTCCGTCACCTTTATCTATTTGATACCCTATTTTATATTTTTGATTGTTGTATTTTAACATATTCTCATTCTTAATTTTTGCAAAAATCTTAATGTTTTCAAATAAATAATTGTACTTTTTATTAATTTTTTCTTCAAATTCTTCTTTTGACTCATTGTATTTTATATCAAATTCATTTATTATGTTTTTTAATGCATTATTTTTTAATTCTGATTTGCTTAATATAATACTCTCACAATTATCTCCATTGTCGTAATTATTTTTCTTAGGAATACTGATACATTTTTCTTGTAAATTACATAATAAATTAGAATCAGAGACGCCATCTTCTCTAGAAGATGAGCCAGAATCAAAGTTTTCATCTAATTCCCATTTATTATTTTTACGTACATAATATTCAAATTCAACATTGTTGTTATTAATTTTTTTCAGTATAGCATATTGACCGTTTATTACCTTTTTAAACCCATTTATCAAGGTATCTGCGACGTAATCAGCGTCTTCATCATTCAGTTTTAACGCAGTTTTCAATTTATTTGTTAAAAACATGATAAATTCTTCTGGAGTTTTTGTAAACATATCTTTTTCATAATCATCTAGAACTCCATAATTAGTATCATCATATTTTTTATCAAAATAAATTTGCTTATCATTGTCATTCAACAAATCTTCTCTATTAAAATACAATTTGGCGATCACTTTTTTCTTACATGAATTTAATGAATCTCCTTTTTCATCTTTTATATTCTTCTCTATTAGGGTTTTTTCATCTTCAAATAAACTAGTAAATTGGTCTGGGTATCTTAAATGCATATTTTGTAATATTAGTGTAGTGCTGTAAAGTTTGGAACTATCTTTCATTGTGATTTTTCTTAGAATTTCATTGTTGGAATAAAAATCATCTTTTAAATTACTGTCAATATCAATATCATAATTGTCAAATAATTCTATTCGTTTATTATTTTTATCTGAAACAATGTTTACAACAGGAAACGATGCAAAAGGCATTGTTTTTACACTCATATTCATATTTTTCAAACTATAAAACAATTTACTCCTTTCAATAAAATTTTTATTGTATTCAGAGATCTTTTCATTAATGAAACCAATAATATCTCTATATTGTTGGTAAGTTAAATTATCCGTGTAAATTAAAAAAGGCTCTAAATAGCTAACTACATCAATAATAGAAAATTTCCCATGTATATATTTTTTCATCAAATTAAAAAGAATACGAGTTTTTGGAATAATAATATCTACAAACTGATTGTAAATTTCAGTTTTTGTGAACCCTCTTTTGCTTTCTTCAGATAAATTATTAACAAAACTTTTTATATTGTTTACAAAGTTGTTTTCATTATAATCTATACTATCATTAAAATTGTTTACACTAATTACTTCAACATTTGTATTTTTCTTTAGTAATTGCCAAAAATTAATAAAAATAGAGTTTAAATTTGCGCGATTTAAAATGTTTGTACCAGGTAAATTAATTTGTGAAAAACGTATAAACGGCTCAGGCAAAGTTAACACTGATTTCAAGTATAATTCATCGGACTGAGTCATTTTTACTCTTACAGATTCAAAACGGCTGCCTTTAAAATTGGTGGCTTCCAATTTAGTCAAGCCTAAATTATATTTTTGAACCACGAACCTTTGAGTGTTTAATAAATTATTACGGAAAACACTTGAATAAAAATCTCCCAAATTATCAATAATAACATTAATGTCAACATTGGTCATTTTTTCAACCATTGTTTCTGATAATTGTTCGTCGTTTATATAATCAAAAGGCGTAAAATGAGCATTTAATTCTTTATAAAGGGATGAATATTTATTTTGTTCATTAGGCAATGTGTTCGTTCTATAATTATCAACTAATATTTTCATGTTACTTAAATCGTCATTTAATTCCAAATTAACTATGTCAGAAAACTCGTCTTCGGATAATAAAGAGTTGTCTACATAAGTTTTTTTAATGTTTTTAATTACTGGTATAATCCATAATAAATTTTTATTGAAGTTATTGAAAAAATTCAATAGTGGTTTATAGTCCGGTTTGTATACTACCGAACCACTTACATTACCATATTCATCAAAAGTGGAAAATTGCTCTCTCAATTGTACAAAACGCTCAATAATAATGTGAATGTTATTAAGAACTCTATTTGTTCTTTCCGCATTAGGAATTGTAGATAATAATTCATCTAGTAAGTCATTTGTTTGTGTTTCAATACTATATCTCTCTGTTTTACCATAAACATCAACAAATTGAACGATTGGTCCTAAAACTTCATTGCCGAATTTGATCTGATCGGCTTTAATAATGAATTCCCTCATTTGGGTTTTAACATCGCTTAATGGAACTTCTAGTTGAATTTGAATGTTTTCTACGCGAGCCTTTGTCTCATTCATAAGTTCTGGAAATTCTTCTGACTCAATTGGATTTTCATACACTTCCATTTCAGGTTTATTAATTCCAGTACATGGTTTCTCTCTAATTTCAATCATTTCTATTGGTAAATCTTCGGGAATACCTTTGTAATCAAAATTTATATATATAACATCATCGTCAACCATACTTATTTCTATCATATCATTTTCTAAATTAGTAATTTCACCTGTAATAATGACTGGTAAATCACCTCCAAAATATATATTTATACATGTACCTGGTAATAAATTGTTTTGTCGTGCATATCCTTTTTCATTACTTCTACTTTTAATAATCAATTTTGTTATTGTACCATCTCCTATAATTCCAGATTCACCAATTTTTAATTTTACTGTTTCTAATGTAGAATCATTTATCAATAACATTTTATCATTGTCAATATAATCAATGTAAAAAACTTGTTCGTTTAATTTTTCATTTTTAGGGTCATATAATTCAATAATGTCGCCTAATTGAAGCTGTATCATTAGATCTTTATCTTTTTCATTCTCTATATTTTTATTTGGGTTTTCATTGGTATTGAATATATTATTTAACATATTGTTGTTATTGTTCTTCTATATTTATGTTAGATATTTTTATGCTTGTAAAAAACTATATTGTTATTATTTAAAGAAAAAATGGTAATATAAATAAATAACTCTGCAAAATGGATAACATTTCATATATGAATTTAGGTAGTATTAACGGATTTAATGAATTACTCCAAGATGATAATAATAGTACTTCTAATGTTCTTAAATTAAATAAATTAGAATGTAGAACAGAGAACAATCAAAAGTATAAAATAATTACTTATGATAAATCTATACTAAATTATGATTTAGTTGATACTTATGGTTTATGTAGATCAGTTATAATTAATAGTAAAAACAATGTGGTAGGTTTTGCACCACCTAAATCATTTCAACCTGAAAAGTTTTTAGAGTTATATCCTTTTCCTAGAGAAGATATTGTTGCCCAAGAATTTATAGAAGGAACAATGATTAATGTTTTTTTTGATCCAACCATTGGATTTACTGGAGGATGGGAAATTGCGACAAGAAATATAGTCGGTGCTACATGTGGGTTTTTTTCACAGCATACAGAGTCGCAAGAAAAAACTAAACAAACCTTCAGGACTATGTTTTTAGAAGCAGCAAAAGAAAATAATTTGATTTTAGAAAATTTGAATCCAAAACTTTCATATAGTTTTGTTTTACAACATCCAAAGAATCGTATTGTTATTCCAATTAAAAAACCACAATTATATTTAGTTGCAATTTATTATATTGAAAATAATGATAAAAATAACATTACTGTATTTACAACAGATTTACAAGAAAGTACCGTGTATTGGCTTACCACCACTATTAAATTTCCAGAAACTTATGCATTTAATGAATACAGTGAATTAATTGATAAATACGCATCCATGAATACAAGCTATGATAAATTAGGAGTTGTGTTATATAATAAAAAAACCGGTCATAGAACCAAAATTAGAAATCCTGTTTATGAAGAAGTTCGCCATTTACGAGGAAATCAATCAAAACTGCAATTTCAATATTTAACTTTGAGAAAAGAAGGTAAAATGAAGGAGTTTTTAAAATTGTTTTCAGAAAACAAGAAAGACTGTTCGCTCTTCAGAGAACAATTGCATTTGTTTACAAATACACTTTTTGAAAATTATATATCATGTTACATAAAAAAAGAGAAACCATTAAAAGAATTTTCACTTCAATATAGAACACATATGTTTATTCTTCATGATTATTACAAAAATGTATTAAAAAGACAGAAACTACATCTGACAAAAAAAATTGTCATAGATTATGTAAACAATTTGCAACCACAATTATTAATGCATAGTTTGAATTATAATTATAATTTGCATGTTAATGACATGGAAAAAAACAAGTAAAACAATAAAACCTACAATTATAAAAAAATATTAAATATATATATATATATTATATTTAATATGTCAAAAGATATTGAAGCTATTGAAGCTATTGAAGATATTTTAGAGAAAAATGATGGAATAAATCTAAAAAAATTATTCACAACTATTTTTGATAATGTAAAAAATTTAAACAATGAACAATTAGAAGAAATAGCAAAAGATTTTGATTCTTTTTTTAAACCTGCGTCAATCGGAGGAACGCGGCGAAAAACCAAAAGAAAATCGCGAAAAATCAAAAGAAAAGTGCGAAGAGTCAAAGGAAAATCACGAAAATCACGAAAATCACGAAAATCACGAAAATATTGGAATGGTATAGGTGGAGTTGATGATGATGATGATGTTAGGTGTCCAATATGTTTTGAGGATTTTACTCAAGAACAAATAAACAATAGTATTTCTTTGGAAAATTTACCAAATATAAATATTTCAAATAATTTACCAAGTGATGAAAAACCTATA